ATGACCGTGCTGCCCGACATCAAGATGCTCAACGAGATGAGCAAGACGGTGATCCGCGCAGCCCACAAGATCGTGGACCCCCCTCTCCTCCTCCAAGAAGATGGCGCACTGTCGGCCTTCGACATGCGCCCTGGTGCACTGAACTATGGCGGCGTCAACGAAGCTGGCCAGCAGACAGTGCACGCGCTGCAAACCAACGCACGGGTCGACATCGGCCTGGAGATGATGGAGCAGCGCCGCAAGGTGATCAACGACGCCTTCCTGGTGACGTTGTTCCAGATCCTGGTCGACGCGCCTCAGATGACGGCCACCGAGGCCATGCTGCGTGCGCAGGAGAAGGGCGCGCTGTTGGCTCCTACCATGGGCCGCCAGCAGTCCGAATTCCTGGGCCCCATCATCGAGCGCGAGATCGACATCCTGGCGCGCGCTGGCGCTCTGCCGCCCATGCCCGACATCATGAAGGAGTACGGCGGCGAGTACCACGTCGAGTATGTGTCGCCGTTGAACCGTGCCCAGCGCGCCGATGAAGGCGTGGCCATCATGAACACGCTGCAGGCGATCGCGCCCTTGGCCCAGATCGATCCTCGCGTGATGCAGGTCTTCGATCCGATCGAGGTCGCCCGTGAGCTCGCCGAGATCAACGGCGTGCCAGCCAAGGTGCTGCGCTCGACCGAGGACATGCAGGCCATGGACGCGCAGCAACAGCAGAACGCACAGGCCCAGCAGCTGCTCGCAGCCGCCCCTGTCGCCTCTGGTGTGGTCAAGGATCTGGCGCAGGCTCAATCGCTGGCAGCGGCCAACCCTAGCCAGCAAGCACCTGGGATCTTTCCGACATGATCGGCAACCTGACCAAAGCCGTGCAGCGCGTGCTCACCCGCAAGCGCGCCTACCGCAGCGTGTTCATGGACAGCGAGGGTCGCATCACCTCTCACGGCGAGACGGTGCTGGCTGACCTTCGCAAGTTCTGCCGCGCCACATCCACCACCGTGATGGTGTCGCCCATCACCAAGTCGATCGACCCGATCGCGATGGCCATGGCCGAGGGACGCCGCGAGGTGTGGATGCGCCTGATGGCTCACCTGCACATCGACGAGAAACAAGTCTTCAATTTGGAGGAGCCAGACCATGGCAACGACTAACCCCGCCGCCACCAACGACAACGACGCCGACAACTTCTACGGCGGCTCGTCACAGGTGAGCATGAACGGCGCCGCGCACGACTTCTTCTTCGTGCTGATGCAGGCCGCCGTGATCTCACACATCGCCCACCTGAAGACGCGCTCGATCGCCGAGCACCTGGCGCTCAATGACCTCTATCAGGAGCTGCCCGAGCACGTCGACGGCCTGGTCGAGAGCTACCAGGGCAAGTACGGCATCATCAACGAGTGGCCCCAGGCCGTGAAGCTGCCGCAGGAAGAGAACCCTGTGCGCCTCGTCCAGTACCTGTGCGACTTCGTGGCCGCCCATCGCGCCAACGTCGCGCCCGACAGCTACCTGCAGAACCAGATCGATGAGATCGAGAAGCTGCTCTACTCAACCCTGAACAAACTCAAGTTCTACTCCTGAAAGACTGTATGACCGACGAAACCACCTCCCCCGAAGTCGAAACGACCGAAGCTCCCGCAGCACCCAAGCGCACACGAAAGGCAAAGCCCGTGGCCAACACCGTATTCAAGCCTCATGGCGAAGAGTTCACCCTCGAGGGTGATTTCGCGTCCATCGCGGCTGACCTGAATCTTCCCATCGAGGACGTTGAGTTCACGATTGAAGACAGCGCCGAGGGCAAGACGCTCTCTGGCAAACCCAAAGCCTAACCACAAGGAAACAATCAATGACTGATGCAACAAGCGGGTCTGCAAACGCAGGCAACCCAGCAGGTGACCAAACCGCTGGCAACACTGGCGGCGATAGCACCGCATCGACGAGCCAACAGACAAGCCAGGCCAGCAGCACGCCTGCCACCTGGTACGACACCATCGAGGACAGCGACCTCAAAGGCTACCTGCAGAACAAGGGTTGGAAGGATCCCAGCGAGCTCGCTGTCGGCTATCGCAACCTCGAGAAGCTGGTCGGCCAGGACAAGCTGCCCATGCCCAAGGGCGCCGACGACAAGGAAGGCTGGGATCGCGTCTATGACGCCATGGGCCGCCCCAAGTCAGCCGAGGAGTACAAGCTCCCCGTGCCCGATGGTGACACAGGCGATTTCGCCAAGGCCGCCTCGGCCAAGTTCCATGAGCTCGGCATCAGTCAGACCCAAGCCAACGCGCTCGCTGAGTGGTGGAATGGCCAGCAGCAGAATAGCCTGCAGGCCCAGCAAGCCCAGCAGCAGCAGCTCGCCCAGAAGTCCGAGCAGGAGCTCGCCCAGGTCAAGCAGGATTGGGGCGCCGCCTACGAGGAGAACATCAGCCTGGGCAAACGTGCCGCTCAGACCTTCGGCCTCGACCAGGCCAAGCTCGAAGCGCTCGAGGGCGCCTGGGGCACGAAGGGCATGCTCGAGTTCATGGCCAAGATCGGCCGTGGCTTGACCGAGCACAACTTCGAGGGTGGCAACACCGTGCAGGGTTTCGGCATGACGCCAGAGGCCGCCAAGCAGCGCATCAGCGCCTTGCAGGGCGACAAGGAATTCATCGGCAAGTACCTGTCGGGCAACACCGACGCGCAGGCCGAAATGAAGAAGCTCATGGGCATCGCTTACCCACAGGAGGCTTGATGCGATGATCCCATCAACCGACGAAAAATCTCAACACTCGGCCGTGATTCGGCTAGAATGTTTGAAACTGGCGCACCGCGCCGACCGCAGTCCCGATGAAGTCATCGCCAACGCGAGACAGTATCTGGCCTGGGTCAGCGGGGTGGGCAACCAGACAACCCCAAAAGGGCCTGGTGACAGCTCGAAAGAGAGCACATTGGCCCCGACAGTTTCTGCTCGGACAAGCCCCAAGAAACCGTCTTAAACTTTTTTAGGGGAACACAATGTCCTTCAACGTCTCAACGGCGTTCGTGCAACAGTACAGCACCAACGTCAACATGCTCTTGCAACAGCAAGGCTCTCGTCTGCGCTCTACTGTGCAGAACATGAAATTCCAAGGCAAAGCCGCATCGATGGCAGAGCAGTTCGGCCAGGTTTCTCCTGTCCGCAACCAGTCTCGCCACAGCGACACACCCTTGATCAGCACACCCCAAGACAAGCGTTGGATCTATCCAAACGACTACGATTGGGCTGACTTGGTGGATAGCCAAGACAAGCTGCGCATGTTGATCGACCCAACCTCCAGCTACGCAATGGCTGGCGCATGGGCGATGGGCCGCGCTATCGATGACGAGATCATCGCTGGCATCTTGGGCTCCAACAACACTGGCGAGAACGGCACGTCTGCCACTGGCTCCTTGTACGCCTACAACAGCAACAGCCAATCGGTTGCCGCTGCCACTGGTGCTGCATCGGCCACAGGCTTGAACATCGCCAAGTTGCGCGCTGCCAAGCGTAAGCTGTTGGAAGCCGACCTCGATGTCGACAACGACACCCTCTACTGCGTCATCTCTGCCAAGCAGCACGACGACTTGTTGAACGAAGCCCAGGCTATCAGCTTGGACTACAACACCAAGCCTGTGCTCGTCGACGGCAAGATCACCCAGTTCATGGGCTTCAACTTCATCCACAGCGAGCGCATCCCAGGTGCAGCCAACTTCAACAGCACGATCAACCCCTTGGTGACCTCTTCGGACGCCGACGGTTCCTACGTTGCTGGCTCTCGTTGGATCGTGCCTGTGTTCGCCAAGTCTGGCGTGGCTTTGGGCATGTGGAACGACGTGCAGACTTCCATCGACCGTCGTCCCGACAAGCGCAACAGCTACCAGGTCTATGTGACAGGCACTTTCGGTGCAGCTCGCATGGAAGAGAAGCGCTGCGTTCTCATCAACTGCAAGTAATTAGGAGTAACGCAACATGGCACAGTATCTTTCCAACGAATTGGCTGGCACATCCACTGGCACAACCACTGCCGCTGGCGTGGGTTACAAGCCCAAGGCATCCGTCTATGGCGGCCGCTTGAAGCGCATGCGCGCCACCGTGACCCTGGCATCGCAGACCACCAGCGACACCCTGTTGCTGGGCAACCTGCCTGCTGGCGCGGTGTTCGCCTACGGCGTGCTGACCAGCGACACCAGCTTGGGTTCTTCGACCCTGGCTGTGGGTACAGCTGCTTCGGCCGCTGCCTTCCGCGCTGCTGGCACGTTCACATCGACAGACACACCGACCTTGTTCGGTAAGGCTGCCGCTGTGGCTGGCTCTGACGCAGGTGCAAGCACCGAAACCCAGGTGATCGGTACGATTGCCGCCGCCAACTTGCCAAGCTCTGGCACTTTGGTCGTCGACATCTTCTACTCGAACGCCAACTAAAACGGTGAACGGGGGTCAGGGAAACCTGGCCCCTTCTTGCAACTCTAGGAGATCCACATGGCCTACTATTTCGGCATCAACGTCGGCGCTGGCGCAATGGGCAGCGTGACCGAAGGCTCTTCCACAACCTCCAAGGACATCGAGCTGGTGATCAACACCAACGCCAACGTGCCCTCGAAGGAAGACCTCCTGTTGGCCCAGCAGAAGCTGAACGACTACATCGTCGCCGCATCAAAGAATTGGTGAGGTAACACATGCCAGTTCGTCGCGCTGATGATCAAGCCTACACGCTCGCAACAGGTGCAAGCTCCACTGCCACGGGTATCAACTCGGGCAACGGCGTGCAGATCCCTGGTGGCGAGTATCAGTTCATGGTTGATGGCACTGTCGGCAGTTCCACGATCAGTTTGCAGATCAAGTCGCCATCGGGCGTCTGGATGGATGTGCAGGTGTTTACGGGCGCCGTCGTGAAGTTCACGACTTTGCCTGGCAATCAGTCTGCGATCGACCTGCCTGCTGGTCTGGTGCGCATGGCGGCCAACGGTGGCACGCCATCGGGCCTGAACGCCTACCTCGTCGGCCTCGGCTGATAGGGAGCTCACATGGCCTCTGTCATCCAGATCGCCAACCGAGCCCTGACGAAGTTGGGGTCGAACCGCATCACGTCGTTGTCTGACGATGTGAAGGCGGCTCGCTCCATCTCGTCTTGTTTCGATGACCTGCGGGACGACGAATTGCGTCTCAACCGCTGGCAGTTCGCCATGAAGCGAACCTCACTCGCCGCCTTGGCTGACACGCCATCATTCGGCTTCAACACCCAGTACGCACTGCCTGCAGACTTCCTGCGTCTGGACATGATCAATGACCAGTACCCCTCGACCGTGATGGACAACTACATCGGGACAGAGGTGCTGGACTACGCCATCGAGGGCAACCGCATCCTGACCGACATCGATGCGCCCTTGAAGCTGCGCTACATCTCCAGGATCGATGACCCCAACCAGTGGGACGTGAACTTTCGCGAGATGCTCGCCTCACGCATCGCCGCCGAGATCTGCGAAGACCTCACCCAATCCGACACCAAGAAGCAGGCGGCCTGGAACGACTACAAGCGCGCCAAGATCAATGCCATCCGCATTGGCGCCATCGAGAAACCGCCCACCGTACCGCCTGACAATTCTTGGATCATCTCAAGGATCTAAGACATGCCCAAGGCCTCACCGCTTCGCTCCTCGTTCAACGCTGGCGAGCTGTCCCCGCTCATGGCGGGGCGCACCGATGTCAACAAGTACGCCGCTGGCTGCGACACGTTGCTCAACTTCATCCCAGCGGTGCAGGGCCCTGCGGTGCGTCGTGGCGGCACGCGCTACGTCTCGGAGGTGAAGAGCTCGGCCAACCGCACCTGGCTGGCCACTTTCGAGTTCAACACCACGCAGGCCTACGTCCTCGAGTTCGGCCACCAGTACATCCGCTTCTACACAAGCCACGGTCAGCTGCTCTCGGGCGGATCGCCCTATGAGATCTCGACGCCCTACTCAGCCAGCGATCTGACCGACAGCACCGACGGCACGTTCACCCTGTCGATGGTGCAGTCAGGCGACGTGGTCTACATCGCCCACCCCAGCTATCCGCTCTACAAGCTCTCGCGCCTGGGCAACACCAACTGGACGATGGCGGCCGCCAACCTGATCAATGGCCCCTTCAAGACCCAGAACACCGACCGCAACGTCAAGGTCTACGCCAGCGCCACCACGGGCTCGATCACGCTGACCGCCTCCACAGGCATCTTCACCTCGGCCATGGTCGGCAGCTACGTCTACATCGAGCCGTCTGACCTGTCCTCGATCAAGCCCTGGACGGCTGGCCAGGAATTCGTGTCGAACCCCTACGGCCTCTACCGCCGCAGCGACGGCAAGACCTACATCTGCCAGACCAACGGCACGCCCACCTCGGGCAAGGTCTGGCGCACGGGCCCCAACAAGCCCATCCACACCTACGGCACGGTGGCCGACGACGACTACCACGCCATCAGCGGCACGACCTGCGAGCGCCAGGGCCTCGATTGGCTCTTCTCGGATGCAGGCTATGGCTATGTGAAGATCACGGGCTACACCAATTCCACGACCGTCACCGCTACCGTGATGGGCGATTGGCCGCTGCCGACCACCGTGGTGGGATCGGGCAACGCGACCTTCCGCTGGGCGCTGGCGGCCTTCTCGGGCCAGGAGGGCTACCCCACCAAGGTGACCTTCTTCCGCGAGCGCCTGACGCTGGCCAAGGGTCAGCAGCTCTACTTCTCGGTGGCAGGCGATTTCGAGAACTTCGCCTCCAAGAACGATAGCGGCGAGGTGGTGGCCGATCGCGCCATCCAGGTCACGATCTCCTCGGACGAGGTCAACAACGTGCAGTGGCTTGTGCCCACGCAGGCTTTGCTGATCGGCACGGCAGGCGGTGAGTTTGCCTGCATGGAGAACACCACCAGCGAGGCCTTCGCGCCTGGCAACGTCAAGATCGAGCAGCAGACCTCGGAAGGCTCGCGTGCCGTCGCACCGCAGCGCGTGGGCTACTCGACCCTGTTCGTCCAGCGCTCGGGCCGCAAGGTCAAGGAGGCGGCCTACAACTTCCAGCAGAACGGCTATGTCTGCAACGACCTGACCGTGCTGGCTGAACACGTCACCAAGACGGGCATCGTGCAGACCGCCTGGCACAAGGAGCCCTATGTGGCCATGTGGGCCGCGCGCACCGACGGCAGGCTCCTGGGCTTCACCTTCAACAAGGAGCAGGACGTGCTGGGCTGGCATCCCCACCAGATCGGTGGCGCCTTCAGCAGCGGCAGCGCGGTGGTCGAATCGGTCGCCGTGATCCCTGGCCCCAACCGCGACCGCGACGACCTCTGGATGATCGTCAAGCGCACGATCAACGGCGCCACCAAGCGCTATGTCGAGTACCTCGAGAGCGAGTACCGCGACGGCGACACGCAGAGCTCCTGCCTCTATGTCGACAGCGGCTCGACCTATTCGGGCGTTCCTGCCACGGTAATCTCGGGCCTCGGCTACCTCGAGGGAGAGACGGTGCAGGTGCTGGTCGACGGCGCAGCCCATCCCGATCGCGTGGTGTCGGGCGGCTCGATCACCCTGCAATACGCCGCCTCGGTGGTGAACGTGGGCCTGGGCTACAAGTCCAAGGTGCGCACCACCCGCATCGACGCAGGTGCAGGCGATGGAACCTCACAAGGCAAGAGCAAACGCATCACCAAGGTGGTGATCCGCTTCTACAATACGCTTGGAGCCAAAGCAGGCCCCGACGAGACGAGGCTCGACCAGATCGAGTTCCGTTCGGGGTCAGACTTGATGGACAAAGCCCCACCGTTGTTCACGGGCGACAAGCTGATGGATTGGCCTGGCGGCTATGACTTCGATGGGTATGTAATGGTCGTGCAAGATCAACCGCTGCCGATGACGGTGGTGGCGATCATGCCGCAGGTACACACCTTCGATCGATGAAAATCATTCCGTTTGAGCCAGACCACTTTACGCAACTCTTACTGCAACCGAGCCAGGCCATGCTGCAACCGACACTGTCCGATCCGAGCTACGGCCCCAGCCTCAAGGCGGCTGGCCCTGCCTATTCGCTCGAGGTCGATGGTGCGATTTTGGCAGCAGCGGGGTTCGTTCCTCAATGGGACAACCGCGCGCTCGTCTGGGCTCTGATCAGCAAGGAGGTCGGGCCTCACATGGTCGGCCTCACCCGCGCCGTCAAACGCGCTCTTTCCCTTCACCACTACCGTCGGGTCGAAACCCATGTCGCCTCGGATTTCGCGGAGGGCCATCGCTGGGCTCGCCTGCTGGGGTTCGAGCGCGAAGGCCGCATGCGCGCCTTCACTCCACAGGGCGATGACTGCGACCTCTACGCGAGGATCTCATAATGGGTGCTATTGCCATGCCACTGATGATCGCCTCGACAGCAATGTCGGCGATTGGCTCGATCCGTCAGGGCCAGGCCCAGGCGGCCAACTACAACGCCCAGGCGCAGGCCAACGACTACAACGCCGTGGTCGCGCAGAACAATGCTCGCGTGGCGGCCGACCAGGCCAATGCCCAGGAAGAGCAGCAGCGCCGTCATTTCCGCGAGCTGCAGGGCCAGGCCTATGCAGGCATCGCACAGTCGGGCACGGGCTTCACGGGATCCAACGAGGACGTGCTCACGCAGAACGCCGTCAACAACGAGCTCGACGCGCTGACCATCCGCTACGAAGGCCAGAACAAAATGAAATCCCTCGAGAGCCAGGCGGCGATCGAGAAGTACAACGCCAGCATCAACCGCATGAACGCGAAAGAAGCCAAGACCGCTGGCTATCTCAATGCTGGCGCAAACATCCTCTCTGGCGCAACAAAATACGCCTATTACAGCAAAACAGGTAAATTGGCTGGAGACTTCTGATGGCAAAAATCCCTTTTTATGACGACCGACTGACGCCCCAGGGCGGCCTCAACGTGCAGGCTCGCTTTGCCGAGCAGACGACCGCAGCCGATCAGGCTCTGCAGAACCTCGGCAATGCAGGCTCGAGCGCTGGCGCGATCCTGATGAAGATCGAAAACGACAACGCCATCGCCAACACCTCAAAGCCCTTGGCCGAGATGCCTGGCTGGGGCCAGAAGACGCTGCAGGATCTCGCCACGAAGTCGACCGATGGCGGCTATGTCACGCAGGACGACGGCTCTCGCGTGACGCTGACCGACGCCTTCCGCAAGAGCTGGGACGACCAAGCCACCAAGATGCTGGCAGGCATCACCAACCCTGCCGCCAAGGAATACGCCAGCAAGCACCTGGCCTCGACCTACCAGAGCCTGAACACCGCCTCGATCCAGACCGAGTACAAACTCCTCCAGCAGAACAAGTCCGACAGCTTCGACACTTCGGTGGCCGCCATGGCCCGTGACGTGGCTGGAAACGACAAGCTGCTCGAGCAACGCTTGCAGGACATGGACGAGCTCGGCAAGCGCCTGGGCTTTGATGAGCACACCCGCAACACCAAGATCCTCGTCGGCAAGCGCTCGATCGTCGAATCGGCCGTGCAGGGCGCCATCCAGCGCAATGCGCCAGAGGTGGCCGAGGCCATCAAGCAGCACTATGGCGTGTCAGCCGAAGCGCAGCCGATGCGCGACTACCCCAACCTGACGCCTGAGAACAAGGACGCCCTGACCCAGACCGCCCAGCGCCTGGGCATCGCGCCATCGAACCTCGCGGCCATCATCAGCTACGAGACAGGCGGCACGTTCAACCCTGGCATCCGAGGCGGTGCTGGCAACAAGCACATCGGCCTGATCCAGTTCGGCGAAAACGAGCAGAAGGCCTACGGCGCCAACCAGCAGCAGAGTTTCAGCGAGCAGCTCGGCGCGGTCGAGCGCTACCTCAAAGACCGTGGCGTGCGCGCAGGCGATGACTTGACCACGCTCTACAAGATCGTCAACGGCGGCAACCGCAACATCAGCGGCAGCGCCAGCGATGGCAACGGCACGATCGATGAGCACGTCGCCAAGATCGCTGCCGACCATGGTGGCAGCACCATGAAGACCTCGGCCGTGCCCGTGAGCAAGGCCGTGCAGGTGGCCGTGGCCAACCTCGAACCCGATCGCGTCAACGTCTTCATGAACGAAGCCAACGCCACGCTGAACAAGCAGCAGACCGTCATGCGCGGCCAGGTGACCGCTGCCGAAGGTGACCACGTCACCGCCTGGATGAACGGCCAGGACGTGCAGCAGCCCCTCACCGAGCAGCAATATGTGCAGGCCTTCGGCGCCGTCGAAGGGCCCCAGCGCTACGCCAACTACCAGGCGATCGCAGCGGTGTCGTCCGACATCAATGCGCTCAAGATGATGCCCGTGGCCGACCAGCAGGCCGTGATCGACAAGTACAAGCCCGACCCATCGAAGCCTGGCTACGAGCTCGCCACCAAGCGCTACGACGCCATCGTGCAGGCGCAGCAGAAGCTCAACACAGAGCGCGCCCAGGATCCGCACAAGTGGGCCCAATCCGTCGGCCTCGAGACAGAGGCGATCGATTGGAACCTGATGGCCAAGGATCCCAACAAGCTGGGCCTCCTGCTGTCGGGACGCTCTGGCATCACCACCACGATGCACGACAAGTACGGCACCCCCCTCACCCTGTTGAGCAAAGCCGAGGCCGCCAACCTGTCGGCAGGCCTCAACACCATGACGGCCGAAGCCAAGCTCTCCTACTTCGGGATGATCGCCAACTCGGTGAAGGATCCCGTGGCGCAGCAGTCGATCTTCAACCAGATCATGCCCGACAGCCCCGCGACCGCCATCGCTGGCAAGCTCTTCACCATCCAGAACAGCTACGACCAGCGCGGCTTCTTCGGCGGCGTGAAGTCCTCCTTCAACCCGCAGCAGGTCGCCAGCATGATCGTCAAGGGTGAGGCGATCCTCAACCCGACCAAGGCTGACAAGGAAAGCAACGGCAAGACCCGCGACATGATCATGCCCAAGGAGGCTGATCTGCAGACCGAATTCAACAACCAGGTGGGCGGCCTCTTCGTCAACCAGCCCAAGGCCGCGCAGAACTTCATGCAGGTGGCCAAGGACTACTACGCCGCCTCGATGGCGCAAGCTGGCAACTACTCGGGCATCTATGACGGCAGCAAGTGGGCCGAGGCGATCCAGGCCGTGGCTGGCGGCATCTACAAGGTCAACGGCGGCCAGGTGATGCCACCCTGGGGCATGCCCGAGGAGGCCTTCAAGGACAGCCTCAAGGGCGCCTTCGACGCCGAGATCAAGCGCCGTGGCATGAGCGGCCCCACCAACGAGTTTTTCCTCTACCAGTTCGAGAACAATGGCGGCGACAGCTACCTGATCCGACGAGGCTCGGGCTACTTGAGAGACAATGAGGGCAACCCGATCGCGATCAGCCTGGGTGGTCAGCCCGTGAACCCAGGATCGACAGGCGTCGCACCGATGCCAGCCGCGATCCCCCGCCCTGTCCTCACTCAGCCTAAGACAAAATGAGCCTCTTCTCAGACCCCTTAGAAACAGCCCAGCAGGTCAACACCGCCAGGCTGAACCCGATCAATCCCGAGGACTACCAGGCCAAGTGGTATCAGGGGATTGGCACGGGCGCTGTGAAAGGCTTGGGCGAGGTCGGCAACGATGTCGCCATGTTCGCGGCCGACACGCTGACGCCTGGCTTGCGCGCTGCGGCCAAGCCCATCGACGAGCACTTCAAGACGAACCTCGACGAGTGGCTGGTCGGTGAGCAGCGCAAGACGCACGACGCCGCCAAGGCGCTGGCGCCTGATCCCCGCACGACGGGCATGGTCGGCCAGCTGGTGCAGGGCTTCACCAACATCGTCCCCGAATACATCGCAGGCACGGCCGCCACGGGCAGCCCTGTCGGTGGCGCGGCCGTGGTCTACGGCCTGCAGGCCAACAAGGCGATGAACCGTGCGCTCGATGAGGGCGTCGATCCCAACACAGCCTTCCTGCAAGGCCAAATCGAGGGCGTGTCGGCTGGTGTCGGCGCTCTCGTTCCCGTCACCCTCGGCCCCGCTTTGACCAAGAGCCTGTCCACGGGCATGCGCTTTGCCGCCAACATGGCCTTCGGTGGCGCCTCCCAGGCCGCCACGGGCGTGGCCACACGCGCATCCGTCTCTGCCCTGCTGGATAGCCGTGGCTACGCCGACATGGCCCAGCAATACAAGCCCTTCGAGAGCACTTCGCTGATGACCGACATCGCGCTCGGCGCCCTGTTCGGCGCCTGGGGCACGCATGCCCATGGCCCCGTGCCAGAGCTGCAGCGCCATGAGGCGATCAAGCCGTCCGACCTCGACATGACCATGACGGCCAACAACGCCGCCCACATCGAGCTCGGCACGGCGCCTGGTGTTCCGACCGACGTGGCCACGCAGAACGCCCATGTGGCCGAAGTGAACCGCGCCATCGCCTCCCTGATGGCTGGCGAGGAGTTCACGGCGAGCGAAGCTGTGACCAACGGCAACTTCATGGACAACCCTGCCGCTGCCGAAACCCGCACCGCCATCGGTGACGCCGTGCGCGAGCACATCGGTGACCTCGAGCAGCTCAATGGCGAACTGAACCAGCGCGGCCTGCCCGACCAGACCCTCTACAACGTGACGAGCCGCATCCAGACCGAGCCGATCCGCGCCAAGTCCGAGCTCGGCAAGATGGCCGACCAAGCCGTCAAGGAAGGCTGGACGACCCAGCAGCTCGCCGATCGCGTGGGTGAGCTCGTCGACCGCATGAACCTGCGCGACGCCAACAAGGCCGACGCTGCCCTCAAGGATCGCGTGCGCGGCCGCCTCTGGATCGAGGAGCGCCTCACCCGTGCCGAGCGCCTGGGCGAGCTCGATGGCGAGCAGGTGCGCCTGGCCAAGTGGCTGATCGGCAAAAACCCCAACATCGCCAACGACCTGGCTTTGAGCCTGCCCGAGCGCATCCAGGGCGCGGCGGGTGGCTACGATCCCGTGCGCCGCCTGGCCTCGATCGCACGCAACAACTCAGACCCGCTGACCGCCGCGCACGAATTCCTGCACCATGGCGAGCGCCTGATGCCTGACGACGTGCGCCATGAGATCCAGAAGGCCTGGGCAGCCGAGGTCAAGCGCGTCACCCGCATGGCCGAAGAGAATGGCAGCCTCGACCTCAAGCTCTTCATGCACGACGTGCTGCAGGCGAACCTGGGCAAGGCAGGAGCCGACGAGCGCCTGCGCGACATGATCCGTCAGGGCCTCGTCAGCGAGGACGCCTACGCCCTGGTCAACCCCTCGGAATACTGGGCCGTCAACGCCTCCAAGATCCTCAAGGAACGCGCCAGCGAGAGCTGGGTGCAGCGTGCCATCCAGTGGGTCAAGGAGCTCGTCGGCAAGGTGCAGGACATCTTCGGGCTCAACCCCGACACGGCCCTAGTGCGTGGCCTTGATGCCGTGCTCAATTCCGATGGCCGCATCTCAGGTGACGTGCTGGCCGCCAATGCGCCGCGCCTCGACAACGTGGAGATGCCAGGCAAGGGCGTGGCCAAGGAGAACCTCAACGGCTTTGAGCCTGACCTGCGCGTCAAAGTGCCAGGCAAGATGAAGCTGCCCGAAAAGCCGCTCGTCCTGACAGGCACGAACCTCAAGAACGCCAAGCGCCAGATCGCCAACATCGACGAGATCATGGCCAAGTTCCCCGACGCCGACACCTCGCCGCTCGAGTGGTCGAAGATGATGGCCTATGCCATGGCCACCAACGACGTGCCGATCCCGCCCTATCGCTTCCTCAAAGACATCAACAGCGACGGTGCGTTCAAGAGCCTGTCGCGCCTGTCGCCTGGTCAGATCGCCGATGCCAGCCACGGCTTTGAGAACGCGCGCCAGTTCCGCGAGGCCTACACCAACAAGGAGCTCAAGGTCGCCACCACGGGCAAGCTCTTCATGTGGTCCTTCCTGTCGCGTGGCGTCAGCCCCTACACCCAGGAAGGCCTGTTCATCGACGCCTTCCCTGGCATCGCGCAGTGGATCAACAAGGCGGCCGAAGGCAAGTTCACAGAAAAGGACTTCGACGCCTACGAGGCCTGGGCCAAGTCGGTCGCGCCACAGGGCTCTGGCCAGCCAGGCTCTGGCGCCACGCACAACCTCAACGCCTTCGGCAAGCTCTTCCTCTACAAGATGGGCCAGAAGGACGCCGACGGTGTGTCGCTCCTGCAGAAGATGCACACCATGATGGAAGACCCCGAGATGACGGGCCAGAAGATCCGTCGCTGGTTCACCTCGAACACCGAGGGCGTGGGCATCGACAACAAGGTCGTGTCCTTCACCTTGCTGGTGGCAGGCTTTGACGACGTGATGGTGCTCGACCGTGTGCAGATCCGTCAGCTCTGGGACGACGGCCGCTTCAATGGCCGCAACCTCTACGATGGCCGCAAGGACGACGGCAAACCCGTGGCAGGCTCGGCTCTGTCGGAGATCTCCTACGGGGCCCGTGGCCTCTTGATCTACGAAGCCGTCGAGCGTGCCTTGGCCAAGCGCATCGAGAACATCTATGCGAGCCTGGGCCGTCCCGACGACGCCTCGATCGGCCGCTACCACTGGGAGACATGGGTGGCCGACAGCCAGCAGGAAGCCAGCCACGGCACGCTGGACGCCATCCTGCACGACGCCAAGGGCGACAGCCACATGATCGCTGAGGTGACCGCCAAGGAGGGCGAATACGGCGCCTATGCCTATGGGGCACGCTACGGCCGCGATGCGACGGGCGCGCCCTATTTCCTGTACAAGACGCCTTTGGGCAGCGAATACAAGTTCACGGTTCCTGCTTTCCGCGAGTTCATGGGCGAGCTAAAATCACCGAAGAACAAAGTCGTTCCACCCAAATTCAAAGTGACGGAGGCAGGCAATGCGCCCTGGTACGAACAAGCGACGGTCAACAAGCACGCCCTCGAGCAACTCGCCCAGCGCTACTCCACTGGATCCAGCGGAGGCGAAGGAGCGGGAGCTGTTCGCGAGAATGGCCAAGGTCAAGCAGTACCCGATCAGTCCCGACCCGATCGAGGAGCCGACCCCTACACCCCAGAAGAGCTGATGCGCAACGCGCCAGCTCTGACCTACATCAGCGAGGACGGCACGATGATGTCGGCCTCCCGTGCGCTTGCCATGGCTGATGATGAAATCACAACAGCGCAGCGAGATTCGCTGGGCTATGGCGCTGCGGTCGCATGCGCTCTGAGGGGCTGACATGAAAGACCGCTGCATCACCGCCGTGGCCCAGGCGATCGGGCGACCCATCACCCAGGCCGAGGCCCAGAACATCGAGGCGCGCATCGTCAAGAACATGCGCTTCGCTGCCTCCAAGGATCCTGCCGCTTTCCGCGCTCTGTCCTCTGACGACCGTCTCAAGGCGGCCGCCCAGCTCGCTGGCCAGGAGATCATAAACGAGGCGATCCTCAAGAAGACCCGCATCTCGCTGGCGCTGCAGGCTTACGACCGCCTGACGAACACCATCAGCGAGCTCAAGCAGACGGGCATGGACGGCATGGAGGCGCTCAAGCGCACCCTCGTCTTCACCGCCGACGGCAAGAGCGGCACGATGTCGGCCGAGAGCCGTGGCAACGCCATCCGCACCCTGTCGATCTCCCAGCTGAAAGACACCTTCGAGGCTGTCGATCCGCGCTTCTGGGGCCTCTTGGAAAGCCAGGAAGGCATCCAGCAGCTGACCCGCGCCGTGTTCGGCGAGAAGGTCGACGACCCCAAAATCGCCAAGGGCGCCGAAGCCTGGCACGCCGTGGCCGAGAACCTGCGCCAGCAGTTCAACCAGGCAGGCGGCAAGA